ACTACTGCTTACATCACTGAGTACGCAATGGTTTACACCGGCGCTGGTCTACTAGGTGACGCAAGTGTTCAAATGAACGCTGGCACAGTTGAGCTAGTATACACTGCTAATGCGGCAGGTACTTCAGTTAAAGTAATCGGTACTTACATTGATGCTTAATAGCTGATTGTTATACAACACAAAGCCGGACACTAGTCCGGCTTTTTTGTGAATGATATATTGTTTTAGTGGGTCAAGTTACCCAAATAACAGAATAAACAAAGCTGTTAATAAGACAAAAAAATCAATAAATATCTGTGCTAACTGATGTTAGCTTATAATCTTTGCAAAGAGGAAAAATAAAATGGCACAAAAGAAATTTATAATTGACGGTGGTTTTCAGACTAATGCCGATTCTGTAATCACTGGCAATCTAGACGTTACTGGCAACGTTGTAATGACAGGTAACATCCTGCCAACAGTTGACTCGGACGGTTCAACAGGTTATGACCTGGGTAGCCCAACTGCCAAATGGCGCGACCTATACCTATCATCTGGTTCATTATATATTGATGGACAGAAAGTAGTTGAGTCAAATGCGGGTACAATCGTTGTACAAGCTGATGCAGACCAATCACTTACTACTAAAGTATCTGGTACTGGTACACTAACATTCCAGTCTGCTACTACAATCAATGTGGCTGGCACGCTACAAATGCAAAACGGTTACAATATCACATCATCTTCTGGCGGCGCAGTCGGATTTGGTGATGACATTGATATGAATGGTAACAGTATTATCAATCTTGGTAGTCCTACTACTGGCGACGGTGTAGCGAATAAATCATATGTTGATACTGCTATTTCATCTGCTTTGGCATCATTCAACGATGATACGATTCTTAAATCTGATTCTAACATAACAATCAACGATGCTGGTACTGGTACTCTTGTATTCACAGTAGATGGCGCTACTCGCGCGGAACTTACTGCTACTGGCATGGAAGTACAAGGCGGAATTACATTTGACAGCGGCAAAACTGTTGCTTCAACTATATATGTGGATCAAGCCGAAGCTGATGCTAAAACATATGCTGATGGTATCGTTTCTGCTGAAGAAGCGGCTCGTATTGCTGCTGACGGCGCATTACAAACATCTATCAATAACATTCTAAGCAACACTGACCCAGCGGCTCTAGATTCATTGACTGAAATCGTGACGGCTTACCAAACTGCGGATTCAAGCCTACAAGGTGCTATTTCTTCCGCTGCTACTACTGCGGCGGCTGACTCTACTGCTAAAGCAGACCAAGCGCTTGTTGATGCTAAAGCATACACTGATACTCGTGAAGCAGCAATCACAACTGCTTACCAAACATATGCGAACACTGCTGAAGCTGATGCGGTTTCTACTGCTAACGCTTACACTGATGGTCGTGAAACAGCAATCACATCTGCTTACCAAGCATACGCTGACCAAGCTGAAGCTGATGCTGAAGCGGCAGCGGCAGCAGATGCTACTGCTAAGGCAAATGCGGCAGAAACGGCTGCTAAAGCGTACACTGATGCTCGTGAAGCAGTAATTGTTTCTGGCTACGAAGCTTACACTGATACAGCGGTTAGTAATCTAGTTGCTAGTGCTCCAGCAACACTTGACACTCTTAATGAGTTGGCAGCGGCTCTAGGCGATGACCCTAACTTCGCAACAACAATCACAACTCAGATTGGTACTAAACTAGACGCTACTCACGATATGACATTGACTCTATCTGGCGATGCTAGTGGTTCTGCTACATTCACTAACATGGGCAATGCTACATTGTCTGTTACAGTGGCTGATGATTCGCACAACCATGTAATCTCTAACGTTGATGGTCTACAAGCGGCTCTAGATAGCAAGTCTGCTACTACGCACAACCACTCATTGGATTCTCTAAGCAACACTACTATTACTACAGTAGCAAACGGCGAAATCCTAAAATGGAATGGTACTGCTTGGGTTAATAATACACTAGCAGAAGCAGGCATTCAACCAGCAGGTTCTTACCAGCCAGCAGGTTCTTATGTAAATACTACATCTGCGCAAGCGCTAGGTTCAGCTACAAACGTAATGACAGTAAGTGGCGCAACAATCACACTTGCTCGCGGCGATAGCTCAACTGATGTTGTTACAGTTAACAACGTAGCGAATGCTACAGCGGCTACTACTGCTACTAAATGGGCAACTGCTCGTACACTTACTCTAGGCGGCGACCTAAGTGGTTCAGTAGCATTTGATGGTTCTGCTAACTTCACATTGACTGCGGCTGTGGCTAATGATTCACATACCCACGATGGTCGTTACTACACTGAAGCTGAAGTTGACGCACTATTGGCAGCAAACGCTACAGCATCTAACAGCTATGCTGACACTGCTATTAGCAACCTAGTTGCTAGTGCTCCTGCTACTCTAGATACACTAAACGAACTAGCGGCAGCCCTAGGTGATGACCCTAACTTTGCTACTACTGTTACTAACAGCATTGCTACTAAAGTATCAATCGGTTCTAACGAGTACATCAAAGGTGCTACAGTATCTAACGATACTATTACATTCACACGTGGTGACAACACTACATTCAGTGTAACAACTTCTGATGCTAACACTGTATACGCAGGCTGGAACCTATTAACTGATGGTACAAGCCGTGGTGCAATCACAAGTGCTGAAAACGTTAACTTCATTGGTGGTACAAACGTATCTATCGCTTACAGCGCAACTAACAACGCAATGACTTTCAGCGCTACTGACACTAACACTTGGCGTCCAGTTGAAGATGTACTAACAAGTACTTCTACTACTAACTCTCTAAGTGCTAACCAAGGTCGTGTATTGAAGAACCTAGTTGATACTAAAACATCAAACACTGGTACAGTAACATCTCATACAGTTGGAGCTGGAGCTGGTCTAACAGGTGGTGGTACAGTTACAACTTCTGGTACAACAACGCTAAACGTTGGTGCTGGTAACGGTATCTCTGTAGCGGCTGATTCAGTAGCAATGTCTGGTTCATTCACTGGTACATTCACTGCTTCTGGTGATATCGTTGCTTACTCAGATGAACGTCTAAAAGACAACATTGAAACAATCTCTAACGCAGGTGAAAAAGTTGCCGCTCTTCGTGGTGTGACATTCACACGTAAAGAAGATGGCGAAGCATCTACTGGTTTGATTGCTCAAGACGTATTGGCTGTTCTACCTGAAGCGGTGACTACTGATGACGAGGGTATGCACGCCGTTAAATACGGTAACCTAGTTGGTCTACTAGTTGAAGCTGTTAAAGAGCTACAAGCCGAAGTTAAAGCACTTAAGGGTGAGTAATCACTAACTTGTAAATAACTAATCAAAGGAGCCCTAGTGGCTCCTTTTTTGTTTTATCTTCTTTTTTCGCATAAATACAAGATATGTATAAATCGGAGAAACTCGTATGTCTTTTAGAAAGATAAACTTAACAAATCAGAACACAACTGATACCGGATTTTCTGACCCTCTTGTTATACTTAACAAGGATGCCGCATCGGATGTATCTGATGTTGGGTTTTTAGCCAAAACGGCTGCCAGCACATACACTGGTTTATTCAGAGACAGCGGTACTAAAGAATATTACTTAATACACAACTACACATCATTATCTGGCAATGATGCTAATCCAGCAAATGTCACACTGGCGCCTATCAATGTGGGTTCAATGAAAGTAAATGGTGACACTGTTGCTACTCAAGCATGGGTCCAAGGTCAGACATACATGACTTCATATACAGAGACAGACCCAGTATTTACCGCAAGTCCAGCATATAGTATAACAAATACTGACAAAACAAACTGGAATACAGCATTTGGTTGGGGCAATCACAATGCGGCAGGATACGCAACACAAAGCTGGGTAACAGGTCAAGGTTATCTAACAGGTATAACAAATCAACAACTAGAAAGTTTAAGTAATGTTACATTAACTTCACCGACTACCGGACAAGTACTAAAATACAATGGTACAGTATGGGTAAATGACACTGATTTAACGGGTAGTGCTGGCTCTATTAGTTGGGGTGATATAAGCGGCACATTAGCTGACCAAACTGATTTAAATGCGAAGCTTGTAATAACTGAAAGTTATGTATCTTCTGATATAACAATAGTAAGTGGTGGTAGCGTACAACTAACACATGGTTTAAGTACTAAGCCTGTATTGGTCGAGTTCTTGCTAAAATGTGTAACGGCCGAAGCAAACTACAGCGTAAATGATGAAGTTATTCTATCACATTCTGAATCTATTGCGGCGGTATCAGATTCTACATACATTAATCTCCGATTAAACTCAGACACAAATGTATTCACATTACCTAACTTTAGCACAGGTTCAGCGACATTGCTAACTAATGCTAATTGGAAACTAATAGTAAAGGCATGGGCATAAAATGAAATATTACAGAGACAATAACGGCAAATATTTAGGAGCGTTTGATGGCACGCCACCTCCTGGAGCAATAGAATCATCTGCTCCTCCACATGCTAAATCAGTATGGAATGGTACTGATTGGAGTGAAGTTGTACAATACACAACCGTACATAAGGAAGAATATAAAACATATCTATACAATATAGGCAAAATGGATGAAGTGTATCGTGTATTAGAAAAAAATCACGAGGCATACGACCAATATGAGTTAGAAGATACATATACTACTGACCAAATCATTATTCATTTGACAGCACGAATATTAGGCACCGATATTACTACCATGGTGAATAATATGAAAACAACTACCGTTCAACCAGCACCAGTAAAGTCTGATTTGGACATGACAAAAGAAGTAGCAAAGGCTATGGTAGATAGTGAAAGAGACAAGCGCAAGTTTTCAAATGTGACATACAAAGGCAATCAATATACCGTAAGCGAGTGGGATATTCTTATGATTATGTCGCTACTAACATCGGCTAGCTCGGGTAACGCATTGCCTACAGGCGAATACTGGAGAACGGCTAACAATGTCAATGTGAACTTGTCAAACAGCGATTTGAACAACTTGGATGCCTTGATACGCACACAGATTCAGAATGCTTATGTGTACTCATGGACTAAAAAGGCACTTATTGAAGCGGCCACAACTGTTGCGGAAGTAAACGCTATTGATTTAGAGCTAACGGTGTAAATACAACTTTGCTCTTATATCTTAGCCCTCTTATGAGGGCTTTTTAATGTGTCTAAACGCATAAATACAATATGATTGAATTTGGAGAATAATCGTGGCTTTTAAAGTTATTAATAATGAAATTGTATTGGATACTTCTGATGCAGTTGTAAAAACGCTAGCAATCGGCGACAATATAAACAGTGTTAATAATTACACACTTGTTTTAGACATAGATTCTATTGCTGGAAATGTAGTATTAAAAAATGTATCAATGCAGGATTCTACCATTGAAACATCGGTTGTTGTTCCAAATCCATTAGCCGACACAAACGCTGCAAACAAGTTTTATGTTGATAGTCAGATATCCTCTGCGATTACAAGTTTGATAGATAGTGCTCCCGGAGCATTAGATACATTAAACGAATTAGCCGCGGCTCTAGGCGATGACCCTAACTTCGCAACAACAATCACGAATTTGATAACAAGTTCAAATTCTACTACACTTTCTACTGCAAATGCTTATACAGATGCGACAGCCACTGCGATTAATAACACAATATCAGCATTAACTACAGATGATATAGCAGAAGGTTCTAATTTATACTACACAAATACTCGTGTTAAAACATTTATAGATAGTGCTGGTTCATATACGCCTAATCCATTTGCCGTGTATGGCACAAATTCGTATATTGGTACCAATTTCACAAGTATTAATGACGCACTTCGTCAATTGGATGCATCATCATTTGCGTATAATACAAATGAAATTAATAATCTTACAACATATGTTAATAATACGGCAACAACTCTTCAAAATAATATTGATGCCGAAGCCGCTACGAGATTAGCAAATGATAACACACTTCAATCTAATTTAAATACTGAGATCTCAGACAGGATAACAGGTGATAGTACAACATTGGCATCTGCTAATAGTTATACTGATACATCTGTTACAACCTCACTAGCAAGTGCAAAAAGCTACACAGACAATCTCATATTAACAGAAGAAAATGCCAGAATACAAGGTGACGCAGATACATTAGCGGCGGCGAATTTATTTACACAAAATGAGATTTCAACGAGTGTATCAGCAGGCGCATTAAAATGGGAAACACCTAGGACTATAAATCTAGCTGGAGATGCGACAGGCGCGGCAACATTTGATGGTACGGCAGATTTCACCTTAACAGTGGCCGTGGTAGATGATAGTCACAATCATATTATTTCAAATGTTGATGGACTCCAGGCGGCATTAGATGCCAAACAATATAGAACGTTTATACAGGATACTGCTCCTACAGGTATAGTAGATGGTGATTTATGGTGGGATAGCGCTGAAGGCTTACTTAACATTAGATATGCTGGAACATGGGTAGAAGCAAGTCCAGCATCCGCGAGTTTAGCTTCTGGTTCTGGTTCCAATCTAAACGCAGACTTTTTGGATGGACTAGATAGTACATACCTTTTAAGTTGGACTAATACCACGAATAAACCAACAACTGTTGCTGGCTATGGAATAACTGATGCTGTACAAGAAGGCGACAGTGTATCATTAACGGGCGCTGTAACTGGTTCTGGTGTATTTGATTCTAACGGAAATGTTTCAATTGCCACAACTGCTACTAATGACCCAGTAATCACATTGACTGGCGCTGTGACTGGTTCTGGCACCATGACGAATCTAGGCAATGTGTCCATCGCTACTACTGCTACGGCTGACCCAACACTAACACTTGCGGGCGATGCTAGTGGTTCAGCGACATTCACTAATCTAGGCAATGCTACACTTACTGTCACAGTAGCAAATGATAGCCATACACACGACACTCAGTACTACACAAAAGCGCAAGCTGATTCAAGATATGTCAATACTACTGGTGACACCATGACTGGCAGCCTTGTTGTACAAGGAAATATAACAGCCACTGGCGATGTAACAGCATTTTCTGATAGACGATTCAAGCATGATATACAAACATTAGATTCGGCACTTGATAAAGTTTCTAAAATGAGAGGTACATCATATGTTTATAATCAAAAAGACAGCATAGGTGTTATCGCACAAGAGGTTGAAGAAATAGTTCCAGAGTTAGTACTTACTAACGAAGAAGGATTGAAATCTGTTGCGTATGGTAATATGGCAGCATTATTTATTGAGTCTATAAAAGAATTAAAAGAAGAAATTACCGCATTAAAGGCAGAGATCAAGGAGTTAAAGAATGGCAATTAGTTTTCCAAGTAGCCCTACATTAGGTCAAATTGTAACACTGGGTCAAAGAAAATGGCAATGGGACGGCGATAGATGGAAAGCATTGATTGAGCCTGTTCAAGTTGAATGGACAAATGTTGCCAATGTACCGTCTCCTACAATTAATTTATCAGGAGATGCTTCTGGTACAACAGGCGCTATTCCCATTGGAGACAGCGCCACACTCTCGGTAACGGTTGCCAATGACAGTCATACGCATGACGGTCGTTATTACACAGAATCAGAGGCGGATAGTAGATTTATTAATACTGCTGGTGATACGATGACCGGAGCATTGACATTAAGTGGTAATCCTACCTCAAATCTACACGCTAGTACAAAACAATATGTAGATACAGTGGCTTCAGGAGTTGTAGGAGGCTCAGTAGCAAGTGCTGATAAATGGACAACTCCTAGAGCAATTTCATTAAGTGGCGATGTAGTTGGCTCAGTGAATATAGATGGTAGTACTAGTGTTACTATGGTCACCGCGGTAGCAAATGATTCACATACACACGATGGTAGATATTACACAGAAACAGAAGTAAATTCATTGCTATCTGCTAATGCTACAGCATCAAATAATTATACAGATGTTGCTATTGCTAATTTAATTGCTAGTGCTCCTGGTACATTAGATACATTAAACGAATTAGCCGCTGCTCTAGGTGATGACCCTAACTTTGCTACTACTGTTACCAACAGTATTGCTACGAAGGTATCAAAATCTGGCGACACAATGACAGGATTACTAACTCTGTCTGGTGCCCCAACGGCTGCTAATCATGCGGCAACAAAGGCATATGTGGATTCTGTTGCTTCTGGTGTAACAGGCGGAGCGGTAGCAAGTGCCGATAAATGGACAACTGCCCGTACAATCACTTTAGCCGGAGATACTAGTGGTTCTGTTAGCATTGATGGTTCATCAAATGTGACATTGACGGTTGCTGTTGCTGACGATAGTCACAATCATACTTGGAATAATATTGACGGTGGCACTGTTAATGCGTGGGGCGGTTTAAGACACTCTACTGCGAGTGGTTATATTGATTTTGGCCCAGCAAATACATCATGGGCACATATATACACGAATATTACAACCGGATTTTATTTCAATGCTCCATTAACATCTACAGGAGATATCACCGCATTTGCTTCGGACAAACGTCTAAAAGAAAATGTAGAAAGTATTGACAACGCATTGAATAAAGTGTTATCATTGAACGGTGTGACATATACATGGAATCAAACTGCTAATGAGTTGGCAGGATACGATATGTCAAAAAGACATGTTGGTGTATTTGCACAAGATGTTGAACGAGTACTACCAGAAGCTGTTGCGCCAGCGCCATTTGATGTTTCCGAAGGTAAAAGCGCGAGCGGCGAAGATTACTTAACAGTCAAGTACGAAAAAATGGTACCGCTGTTGATTGAAGCAATGAAAGAGCAACAATCTCAGATTGAAGCACTTAAAGCAGAAATACAGCAACTTAAAGATAAATAAAAGTACGGAGCAGACCGCCCCGTATATTAACGTTAATATAATCTAGGAGAATCCTATGGCATTACCAGCTACTGGTCAAACAATCACGATGGGTCAAGTTAGAGACTATTTTGGTCTATCTGGCACAGTTTCGTTGTATCAACTCGGTACATATATATCACCATCTGTGACAACAAACATTCAGCTATCAGCTACATTCGGTGGTTGGCAGAATCCTAATCCAACGGGTGCTTCTGCTTAAGATAGTTGAAACTATCAGGGAGTGGTTGACACTCCCTAACTTTTACTTTATAATTACATTGTAAACTCTTACAAATATATTCATTATAATTCACAGGAGAAAACATAATGATTCGTACACGTTTTGAAATTGAAACGTTTGTGCTTGGCGCACAACCAACACTAGCCCGCAAGGCACAATCTTTACTAAACGACCTAACTGAAGCTCGTGCTTCAGGTCATCCAGACCTACCAGTACTAGAAGCAGTTGCGGCTGACTTCGTTGCTGCTAATGGCGCACTAGAAGACCTAGTTGCAAAGATTGAAGAATCTGAAGAAGAATACTGGGTACAAAAGCTAGGCAAACTAGCTGCCCTAGACATTCTTACAATCGGTAAAGTACAACCAGAACACATGGCATATATGACTGCGCTATCTGACGAAGCATTCGCGGCTTGTGTAAAAACTGCTACTGTTCTAGCGAAAACCCTAAACGAGCAAGTTCGCGGTATTGAAGCAGAACTTGGTGATGAACTAGCCGACTAAGGATAGTTCATGGTAAGTATTCCTAAGTTCCATTATAAGAACAATAAGGAATCGCAAGTTGCGATCTGCGTTCCTGTGCGCGACCACGTGACAGCGGCTTTTACATACAGTCTCTCCATGCTTACAAAAAAGTGTGGCGAGGCTGGTGTAAAGGTTTCTCTACATATGGTCATGGGCAGCGAAGTAGCAATGCAAAGACAACAGTTAGTTGACGAAGCATTGGAAACAGATTGCACACATATTTTATGGTTGGACTCAGATATGAAGTTTCCAACCAATGTACTAGAGGCATTACTAAGTTATGATAAAGATATCATAGCATGTAACTATAGTACACGAGTACCTCCTCATCGTCCAGTTGCGTTTAAAGATGAACGTGATTTAGACATGAGAATTTTCAGTACAACTGGTATAGAAGAAGCGTATGCCGTCGGCATGGGCTGTATGCTTGTTAAGCGTGAAGTCATAGAAAGTATGACTAGACCGCATTTTAGTGTAACTTGGAATGAAGGCTATACTAATCTAGTAGGCGAAGATGTTTACTTTTGTGGCAAAGCAAAAGAAGCAGGATACACAGTATGGATTGAAAATGAGCTAAGTCAAAAGATAGCACACGTAGGAACTCGTCCGTTTACATTAAAAGGCGATTGTAATGATTAACTTAGAAAGATCAGAGTTATTTGATTTTAAAGGACAGAGTGTAATAACACCATGGGATAGGCTCAAAAAGCATATCTTTAAGTCTTATCCTGTTATAACCGCGCCTAGAGTCACTGATGCGGATGAATTAATTCGCATGGCACAAGAATATCAAGGAAAATCCGACATGGTTTGGATTGTTGACGAGGCAGCTAAAGTGCGTTCTGATTTCCCTTGGCATTATCGTCCCAGTGATTTAGGCCATAATTTTATCCATGAATTTCCTAAAGTCGTGAAACGTACTGGTCATCCTATTTCATGGGGTGATGTTAGACTTGTGCCTACCGGTGGCGTGGCACACGGTTCAATGCGGAATAAAATTAAAGCAAGCTACAACGAAGTTGATTTTGATATATTCATGATTTCGTTTCATGAAGCAGAAGCAGATAGTAACTTCCTAAAACTTAAAGAGCGCTTCCCTCATGCTCAGCACGTTAAAAACGTTGAAGGCATTGGCAATGCACATAAAAAATGTGCCGAGCTAGCAAAAACTGAAATGGTATGGATTGTGGATGCCGATGCAGACATTCTCGGTCACTTCAACTTTGATTATGTTCCACCAGCAGATAAACGTTCTAATACAACATACGTATGGTCAGCCCGTAACCCAATCAACGATTTGGAATACGGCTTTGGTGGTCTGAAACTATTCCCACGCCAACAACTACTTGAAATGGGACATGAGCTACCAGACTTTACAACTGGCGTGGCATTCTATCAACCTGTAGGTGATGTGGCATGTATTACACGATTCAACAAAGACCCGTTCCGCACATGGCGTTCAGCGTTCCGTGAGTGTGTCAAACTAGCTAGTGGCATCCAGCAGACGCAAACACCTAGGCAAGAAACCGTTGACCGTCTAGAAGCATGGACAACCGTTGACAATGGTGGCCGTTTCGGTCGTTACTGTATCAAAGGTGCTCTAGAAGGTAAGGCATATGGCGAAGAGTTTGCCAACGATGTAGAAGCATTGAACAAAATCAATGACTTTGAATGGTTACGTGAACAGTTCGTAGCAAGTATGAAGAAAAAGATTCGTACAGGCGACTAGTTAAACGTATCTAACCAATTAGAACCATCCATCGGGCTAGTCTCATGGATGGTTTTTATTTTCTTGATAAACTCTTTATTATACAACTGTGCTTTAACACCTGGATGTAATGGTCTAGGCCAGTTGTTAATCTTTACCCAACAATAACCGTCACTTTCATTGTTTAACTGTGGAATAAACTCTTCATAAACAGTTACACAAAAGCTATGGTATTCAAACTTTTTATCTGGACTAGTGAATTTGTGGAGAGGATGAATCTTTTGAACATCGGGTATAACACCAATCTCTTCTTCTAATTCTCGTAATAGAGCATTGAATGGTGATTCATCTTTTTCTGCTTTTCCGCCGAAAAACGCCCAAGTTCTGGGATGACTTGATTTGCCACTTCGTTGTTGTAGTAATACTCTGCCTGTGTCCAGTGCTAGAAATATACATCCGCTAGCTGTAATCATGTGAAATTTTTTCTTATCTTAATGTTTTGTTTCAATCTTTGAATAATGTATTCGTCATTCAATATAGGACATGCTTCTTTTATGGGGTCGAACCATGTTGAAAGTAACAAGTCAGTAGGATTCATATAATCATTTTCAGTGAAAGTATCTATGGTCCAATAAAAATTCATAAGGTGGTCTAGTAATCTCAATGCATCTAACGGCTCTAGCTTTAATTTTTGTATAGGTCTAGTAAATCCTATCAGATGTACATTAAATGTATATTGAATATTGAACAAACTATTGTTACATTTATTAAGTCGCTCCTGTGTCCCGAATGCCGGATTTAAATATGGTTCTGTGGGCAAAACAATGTACACATTTTCTATATTAGGATAATCTTGTTGAATAAACTGAAGATGCGAACCAAATGTTGTCATAGAAAAAAAATTTACCTCCGCTACCACAGATTTCAATTTAGGTAATTTTTTCTCAATCCAACTTTGGGAATATTTTGAGAATAATCCTTCACCATCAACATCATGTATAACTTCAATTTCATTGGAGTCTTTAAAATATTCAAGTTCGGCCAAACACAAATGCATGTTGTATTTAATCCAATCTACGTCCTGTTTTCCTAAAGCAATATCGCCCATGATTAATTTCTCGTATTATAAGTATAAACGCCAATATCCAGCCTTGTAAATGCCTTCGTAACTATTAAACCATTCAGTACCATTCCATTCTAATTGGTCACCGCTTGCATTGTTAGTTGTAAACTGTTGAGCTTCTACGCTACTCGCATCAAATGATACATACCAGAAGCTACCATTATACTCTAATATATCATTGGTACTTGCTTCTATATTGTTCCAATTTGCTGTTAATGGCAAATCTCTGATTATCAAGTATCTATCACCCAATACTGGAGCAGGAACATTGCCATCTCCAGGATAATTTTTAGTAGGGTCAATTACGCCTGTTATATTAGGAATAGTATTTGATGGTAACGTGTCAATGTCTATGTCAACTATTAACGCATTTTCGTTATTTGCGTCAAAACTTAATCTTCCTATGATATCAGCATCTTTGTTAGTAGGATTGTTACTTTTTCGCATACGAATCTGACTAATGCCTTCTCGCAATCTGCCGAATGGTATTAACTCCTCTGACCAATTTAAAGCATCTCCGGTTTCTACATCAATTGTGTTGCCGCTGCTAGTTAATAGATACGCTCGGTTATTTTCAAATTTCATTTGTTTGTTTTCAAATGTAACAATCGTGTATTGTAGAGTTGTTGCGTCAAACGGCTCTTGGTCGCCAAATGCTTCCAAATCTTCGTTCTGTTGGTCAAAGTTATATAACTCACTGAGAATAGTGTGTATGATTTTTTGATGTTTAACTTTAGCAGGTGGATTGACCAATATAGGCATTTCAAAAGTTAAAGTCATTACATCTACAATGTCATCTATTCCTGTTCCTACTTGTCTACTACTCCATATACTATTAACCATTTCAACATAAGCTAATGCCGACCAATCAAATGGAGCATTGGACGTGTGAATATTTAATGTAGGGTTAAACAATACACCTATTTGCTCAAATAACTGTAACTTTTGATCAGTGTTAGAAGTCCATATATCACAGTTCATAGTCAATTTGTAGGGAACAGGCATATATCTTTCAACTGTGTATGTATTACCTACTTGATTGATATATTGTCCTGTTGCTGGGTCTACATCTTTTTCATATACCTGTACTTTCTCTACGTGTTGTTGATGTACCCGGCGTTCTGGTTGCATTGACAAGTCAGTGACATAACATGATATAAATGGAACAGTGTTCGCAATGTTTTCACTGTTTTCTCGTGTGATGTGCGCCGCCATACGGTTAATGTCACCGTATCGTACTGGTACTTGTTGGAAAATAGGCAACTTGGCATCATCACTGACGCCCATTTGTACGCTAAATCCGCTAAACAAACGAATAAATTGTTGAATATACCTCCTCAACTGCCGGTCATAGAAGTAAGGCACTTCTTTAGCCATTTCAAATCTCCTTTATTTCTTATATTTAGCAAAAATTTCCGCTATAAGATAAATATATTTATGATAAACAAATATGTAAAATACGATGGACCAAATCCTAAAGACATTAATAGTGCTTTTCCTGAACATACATATGAAAAGATAACCAACTTATTGACGGGCAAACAGTGCTCTGCGATATATGAAAAATCATTAATTAAACTTGGATATACTAAACAAACGTATTCTGAAAAGTTTCCAGGAGCTCCGTTAAACTCACAAGAATATGCGGATAGACGTTCTAAAATAATGACTGATTTGAATACAAACTCACACGAGTTTCAAGATGCAAGAGTGAATGGAATGAAACAGTTTTATGCCTCCGAGGAAGGATTAAAGAACAGAATAAAGCAGTCGGCCCGAGCAAAAGAACAACATCGCAATGGACAAGCAGATTACGTTCGTGAATACTTTGAAACAAAATATCAAGGGTCGGAATTACAAAAAAGAAAGAGTCAACGAATGATAGAATATAATCCTATGCACAATCATGCCACCGTAAAAAAAGCAAAGAGTACATATATTGAAAATCTGGAAAAAGGTCAACACCAAGAAAGATGGAAAAGAAGAAAGTACAAAGACACAACATTGACTTATCAATCTAGATTAGAACGACATTTTCTTGAATATGCTGAAAGCATCGGAATACTAGATAGAGTGACGAATGGAAAAGTATTCAATGATGAGTTGTATGAAAAATACTATTATGAATGTGACTTTATTTTAGACGATAACATTGCTATAGAAATAAAATCTTGGTATGTGGAACAACTACAAGAAAAAAATAATCCAGGAGACCTTAATAAAAAACGCTCATTGGTAGAGCGTTCTGGATATTCTTTCATTTATCTTAAAGACAAAGAATATAGTCCTCTTCAAGAGATACTATAGCACTTCTTTTGCCATTATTCAAAATCACTCTTAGGTTTAATCACTTTGCTCAATGCCTGTTTTTCAGGAAACTCTTCGTTATTCACAATAGCGGTGTTGTTATTGTCAATAAATCCACTTGCGTTATATGTGCGGTCACTCCATGAAGTATCCTTGACATTATCATATAGTCTATGCCAACGAGACCCACGATACACAAACAAACGATTAGGATTGAAGTCAGTTCTTACGAAATAATCACCATCATTAGGCTCTTGTGGGAACTGGTCACCGCTTTGTAAAACTTCGCCATGGTCATATTCGTCTTGCTCTCTTTCGGCACCAAACAAATGGTCAGCCAGAGGCAATCCTAATGGGTCAGCATCTTCCGCACTATTAACGATAGCATTAGATATGTTAATCTCAGTCTTATATGAGCTAATCTTATTCTTCAATGAATCTGGGTCATCTGCTGTGCCTAGAATATCAGCGTATTCTTGTGTATCGGTCAATGGAGCCACTTTGACACGCCATATATGCGGATACCATGTTTGTGAGAAACCTTCCGAACCACGGTTAGTATCTTGGACTACATAAAACTTATTCACAGCCTCGCGGTCAGCATTCAATAACAAATCGTCTCTCAAATGCGGCAGTTCAAACACATCTCCTGGCATAATCTTACGCCCTAGTTTAGCAATCATATCGTTTATATGAAATGTGATAAACAAGGTATCGTTTGTTAAGAATAGACCAAATTGAGTCAAGTCAAAATCATTGTCTGAAACGTTATATACACCACGTAGCTCATATATATCTGGGTCATACTTACGGTCACGATTCTCCATGAATAGCAAGTCTTGTATCTTAGTCTCGTTAATTAATCCTTCTGGATTCACTTCAATACCCAATGAAGGATCAACTTCTAGACCAGAACCATAATTTGGCTCGCTAGGGTCATCACTACCATTGATTTGTTTTGGTCCCAAATACTTGTGAACATGAACGGCTGTGCCGCCAATATCAAATTGCTCACGAATATTTCTATCCATGAAATTGTAGTCATTACCCTTATGTGGTCTGTATAAACTTAGTCTTGGCATATATTGTTTCCTATTACTATATTTATGCTTGTAGTAATTAAACACATACTAGACCAATGTCTAATACTAAAAACAGTTAAATCATATGTTAATGGTATACCGTGTGATTTAAATAATATTGTACAAACGATGACAAGGATGACTTATTATACTTTTGTACAGACAAAAGGATTTTTTGTAAAGTGTGTTGTAGAAAGGATTTCTACGGGGTGGTGACACTATAATCAAGGTACCCAAACTATACGGTCAAGTAGACTAAAGTGCGGGATGGGCGGCAACACGGAAAACAAGGTGCCCATTGATTATAAAAGGAATATTAAAATGAACTTTACAAAACTAGCAATCGCAACTTTCGTTGCATCTACACTAATGGCAACTACTTCAGTTACTTACGCAAACGAGTCTTTCAAAATTGAAGGTGCTACTGAAACTCTACCATCTGGTTGTTCTTTCCTAAACGTACAAGACGGTACAATGGCATGGGACGAAGCAAACGGTATTTGGTACACTACTGGTGACGGTCAAGTACGTGTTAAAACTCGTGACGTTATCTCTGTAGTTGTTGACAACAACAAAAAACTACAAGACCCACAAGGTGACGCTGACAATCTAGTAGACGTTGCTTACGACCAATCTTCTCTAACTTGGGAAAACCCACGCAAATCACCAACTTCTGCTGTAGGCGGTAACGACTTTACTGTACAGAACCTAGAAGGTGGTAACGTACTAAACCTAAAAATAGACCATACTCTAACAACATCTGATAGCTACGTGGCTGAATCAAACACAAACTACCACCTAGTAAACGTTGTTACTTGTAACATCTAAGGAAATATAAATGCTTATTAAAACTATATTAATGAGCGCACTGATGGCACTAGCGATTAACGCTAGTGCTCACTCAATGTCGCCAGGGTATCAAAAAGAGTTAGCATACGCCGAAAATCATTCTATGGTCTACAAAATAGAAAACAAGTTTGATTTTCCAATCGTACTAAAAGTTAATGTTTTTGAAAAGGATGGGGTTACACCTGCGGCTGATTGGACTATTGACAGAGAGCTATTTAAAATGGTTCCTGGAAGTAAGAAACAGTTTTCAGTTACATTCAAAACAGAACAAGAACGAAAAGTAATAGTATGCTCTGTATTAGAGGCAGTGGGCTATGAAGAAGAAACACCAACTACTATCACTCGTGTTTGCTCTCGTTTGTGGCTATACAAGTAATACACTTGCCGCCGCGAATGTAACAGACAAGTTTAAAACACATTCAGGGACAGAATGTGAAAGGTCTCATAACTCAGGGAAAGAGTTAGAGCTAAGTGTTGTGGCTGACCCAGAAACGGAAGAGAAAAAGGTCATGCTAACAATGAAAGTTGAATTCGGAAGAGGTTCATTTGAATCACAACGAATAAACTGTCAAACAACCATGTTGTTGGAGCAAGATAGAATGTATCTTGAAAACGAAAGACTACGATTAGAACTAGAGTTGCTAAAACGAAAAGTTGAAGGCGACCAAACCGCAGGACAGACGGCTGCTTCTAGTGCTTCAACGGATGGTGACGATTGGTAAAGGAGAATAACTATGGAAAGTATGCCTTTGATGATTGTTGTGTTTATGGTGTTGAACTTGTTATTGATAGTAACTCAAATTTTCTTTCAAATACAATCTTCGCATCATATAGAGATGCTATCAGACAAACATGATGAGCGAAACTTGCCTCATAGAAGAATAACAGATAGTCCAGTTTCAGACTATCGCCGATTTAGGGTTACTGATTTGCAATAACGCAAAGAACCCCCCCAAAGTCCTAGTCAGTTCCGTTACAAAAGACTAGGCACCCTAACTTAAAATATTTTCAAAAAAATTCAAAAAACCTATTGACAACCAAAGCACCTTACTTTATGATCATTATATAAGTTGATGAGAGGAAAGAAACCATGGCTTTTATGAACAAAGAACGTAAAGCAGAACGTACTCCAGCAATCAAAGCGGTACTGAAAAAGTACGGCATGAAAGGTTCTATTGCTGTTCAGAACTACTCTACTCTTGTTGTCAATCTTAAAGGTGGTAAACTTGACCTTC